GGTCGCTGGAAAATATACCCTCGTGAGAAAATTGTCCGAATCTGGACAGCCCATATGCGTCCGCAGCGAACTATGCGATTCCTAGGCGTTCTGTCCGATTCTGGGGCATTCTTGTATAAAATGCAGCGGTTCCTGGCTGTTTTCGGGCGTGTTAGGGTGCCGTATGGCGTGGGTCGAGGTGGGTCGGTCAAACAGTCAGTGCAGTGAATGCCGGGGGAACGCTGATCCGAACGAAGCGGCGCACGTGCATGGCGGCCCCGGCTCTGGATACCAGAAGGGCAGTGATCTTGGCAGCACGAACGGCTGCGGGGTCGCGTGGACCCACCGGGAGAACCTGTACATCGGTTGCGGCGAAGACCTCAATTGGACTGACATGTCTAAACCCCTCACAGATTGGGACCCGCTCCGTGATCTTGGCCTACGTACTGACGAAGCATGAGTATTGCGACACCGAGGTGATGGGCGTCTATTCGTCCGAGGAACTTGCGCAGCGCTCATGGCCCGAGGTCGATATGTGGTTCGACGAGCCGAAGACCGGCGATCCTATCGAGGTCGTGTCGTGGGCTCACGTCGGCGGCCTGGAGCGATTCACGCTCCGCGTCACGCGCTACCCCATGGATGATGCTGACTGCTAAGGTGGCGGCATGCCAACATGTACTGAAACAGAAGCCCTTCACTATCGGCAGATCCGCCAGAAGCTCGACGAGGCGATTCCGGGCTGGCGCGACGCCATCGGCATGAGTCGACCTCTTCCGCAGGGCGTAGACATGCTCGTCGAGCAACGTGACCGTCTGCTCGATGAGGTTGTGGCCCTGAAGCTGGAGCTGAGCATGACGCGCGACCGGATCACGAAGGCCCGTGCTGCGCTAGCATAGACGGTATGGCCCTTATCGATGTGAGCCCTCAGGCGCTTCTGCCGTTCGCCGTTGCGCTGAATGCCAACCAGTCCGGCACCGGTGACACGACGAACATCCTCGATCTCGGGCCGCACTTCAAGGCCAACTCCATCGAGCTGCTGTTCTTCCAGTCGGTTGGCGCCACCCCGACGTGTACCTATCTGCCGAACGTGTCGGCGGACAACTCGTCGTACTCGGCTGCGACGTTCGCCGATGTCTCGACTCCGGGCACGACCGGAACGACCGCGTTCACTGTCACGGCCGGCGGCCTCGCGGCGACGAAGATCGTCTACGGCAAGCCCACGGACTTCCGCTACCTGAAGGTCGTTCTCTCCGCGAACACGAATGTGAACTCGTGGATCTACGCCCTGATCCGCCCGCAACAGCGCTGGGTCTAGTGGTGTAGGTTTCTCGATATGGAGAGACCTGACTTAGCGATGCATGGCCACCGCCCCGATCGCGGGCACGTTGGCCCCACTACTGCGGAGAAGGTCGAGGCGCAGCTTGCGCAGCGGCTAGCGGTTGACCCGAGCGCGACTGTCATCGAGGTGATTGGTCGCGTCGAGGCCAGCGAGGAATTGAAACGCATCACCGAGGAGCTGTTCGAGATCGGTGTCGTTTCGAAGCTGACCGATCAGCAGGCGAAAGCGGGAGCGGCGCTGTTCTATGCGTTGTACCACCATCCCGCTGTGCCATCGCTTATCATGGATGGCGGAGCGCTGGCCACGGTCGGACTTCACAAGGCGTGGGCGCAAGCACAGAAAGCGTTCCTGGACCACGAGGAGTAATCGATGACCACGACTCAGATCAAGCCGATTTCCGGCGGCGCATTCCAGAACGTCAACAGAGACTCGCGTGGATGCGCTACCAAGTCGCAGTCGCCGGGCGTGACCCTGGCGCCGCACAACACGAACCTGATGTGCTCATACATCAATGAGTGGACGAATGCCGGCGGCGTCGGTACGCATGCCACGCTGGCAGCTCAGAAACTCGCGGCTCTCGGGGTGACAATCGCCGAGAACTAGGCTAGGCTCATCCTGCCTGGCCTACGAGACCGGCCGTCCGCACGCCTCAGCCGGACGTAAATATGCTGAGGCTCAGCCACACATTTAATTAAATAGGCCGGGGCGTGGTGTCGGAGGATGTCTCCGAACGGGCGTGGGAAGACGTAGCTCCATGAATCACCCGGCCACCAATCCGGACCGGCGCCCTGGTCATCTGACCCCGGTTACCAGTCGGGAGCGTAGGGTAGGCCCGTCCGCTGTGGACTGATAGATCACGGGCTCTGGGTCCTCGGTGGCTGCCCTACGTGCCCCGTCTAAATAGAAGGACATTCGCACATGTCTTACACAGACCGTGTCTTTGCGCACGACGCGCATTGCAACACGATCCACACGGCCGGCCCCGAGCCGTGCCCGCCGCCCGGTCCCCCGAGGCGCGTCGTAACGGTGGACTTCGAAGTGGCGCAGGCAGTCTTCGATTGCGCAGTGGGCTCGATGAATTTCGGGTCGGGATTTCTGGATGACGACGAGGTCCACGCGCTGCGTCGTTTCGCCGAGGCGATCGGCGTCAACCCTATGGCCGGCACGCCATCGGAGTACAGCAAGAGAATCCTCCACGTCTATGAGCAGACGGATTACGTCGATCACTGGACGAAAGAGAAGGCCACGTATTGCAAGTGGTGTTCGCTCCCCGAGCACGACGCCAACGGTATCCACCGTGGTGGCATGGATCTTTACGGCAGGGTTGCCGACTAGAGTCATGCCATGCTAGGGTTCCTCATCCGCATTCCGACCGCACAGTAGGAGTACACCGTGGACAGAGCGAAGGCTGTCGAGATAACAAAGAAGATCCAGGAAGCCACAGAGAACTTGCTCGAAATGTTCGCCGAGGCATACCGCCTCGGCGTTCATACGGCTCTCGGCTACAAGAGCTGGGAGGAGTACATCCTCGGCGAGTTCCCGGTGCTGCCCCGTCTGTCCAAACTGGAGCGCGCCGACGTTGTGGCGGAGCTGTCCGAGCACGGCATGAAGGACCGCGAGATCGCCGCGACCCTCAACGTCTCGGAGCGTACGGTCCGCAACGATCTCACGAAAACGAAGGGCTCCGCACCGGTCGAGGTCGACGAGCCGGAGCTGTCGCCCGCCACCGTAGTCGAGCCATCGAAGCCCACGAAAATGACGGCGGCCGATGAGCGCTCAGAGATCTACCTCTCTGTCCTGCGCGCGCTAACGAAGGTGGGCGAGGAGATCGCCCGGCGCAACGCGGCGAGGGAGCGCCCGACTCCCGCGCAAAAGCAGCGCTGGCAGCGCGAGCTGTCCGACCTGATCACCGAGGTCGATGCGCTGTGAACTGGTTTCGGGAGCACTGGGGACGGTGCCGACCGGCTCCAGGTTCCGGCCGCCGGCACGTGTTCGGCAACTGGGGCCGCGTGACTCCGAACTCGTGGCAATACCGCGAATGTACGAAGTGCGGTCTTCAGCAATCGAGGTATGTATGACGATCATATCCGGCCGCATCAATGGGATTCACGCGGAGCCCGGCACCGTCCTCGGACCGACCATCATTACACGCGAATGGATCGTGGTCGTGGAGAACGATGAGCGGGGCGTCATCATCGGCTACGCCTCGCAGCCGGACGTGGCTGCGGTGTTGTCCCGCCCGGCCCGGTCCGTGGCCGAGCATCAGATCCAGGCATCAGCGCGACCACCGTGGGGAGAATGGACATGACCGTCGAAACGCAGGAACGGCCGGCACCGCGCAATGTGGTGCTGCGCACGAAGAGCGACGAGCTGAGGGCGACTCCGGGATGGCGATTCCTCGATGGCCAGAAGTTGGACCGCGCCATCCTGACCGCGAACGATGGAGTGCTGTCCGTCTATTTCCAGCCGAACGTCGCGACGTTGCTCCAGTGTGAGCCATCGGAATACACCGAACCCGGCACGCCCGAGGAATCTCAGGTGTGGTTCGTTACTTTCAAGGAGGATTAGTGTTCGTCTTCGTCGTATCGATCCTGGCATTTATTGCCGGATTGATCTGCCTAAGTTTCGTGCGCCCTCGATACGTCGGCGTCGGCCTCATGGTCCTCGCTGCCATCCTGCTGTTCTTCGATTCCTTCACGATCATCCCTGCACGGAACGTCGGCATCGTCAACAACTTCGGCAAGGCGAACGAAACCCTGAGCAACGGCGCGCACTTCGTACCGCCGTGGTCGTCAATCGAGACCGTCGATGCGACCGTTCAGAATGTCAACCTCGACAATCCGAACTGTGTGACCGTCCGTCTGGCCAACCAAACCACGGCGTGCGTCGATCTCACGCTCCAGTGGAACATCGATCAGCACGCGAATGCCAATGAGCTGTGGCAGCGCTATCGCGGCAACAACGACAAGGTGGTCGAGAACATTGGGAATAACGTGGTACGCCGGGAGTTGCAGCGAGCCCTCAATGTGGCTTTCGAGCAGTACAATCCTCTGGCTGTACTGACCAACTCGGGAGCCCCGCAGATCTCAACCGGCGACCTCGCGAGGCAGGTCCTCGCCGCGATGAAGGCGTCCGTCGATCCTGGTATCGATGTCGATACGTTGCTCATTTCCATCGTTCACTTCGACCCGGTGACGCAGAACAAGCTGAACGGCTACGCGCAAGCGCTCGCGGATACGCAGATCGCGACGCAGCAGAAGTTGACGGCCGAGCAACAGAAGCTCGCCAACGACATTCTCGCTACTCAATCTTCCAACGATCCGGGGGTGCAGTATCAGAACTGCCTCAACCTTGTCAAGTTCCTCGCGTCCGAGGGCCAGCTCGGTAACCTCCCGACGACGTTCAATTGCTCGCAGGCTGGTGCTCCGCCGGTCATCGTTGGGAAGGGGTAGATCCATGCTGCTCGTTTGGATCCTGACCTGGATTCTGGAGTCGGCCGGCAACCAGACCGCCATCGACGTATGGCACTGGTATGGCCATCACCCCATCATCACGGTCCTGCTCATCCTGTTCATCGCCTAGGAGGTCGGCATGAAGGTGTCCGATGTGGAGACAGCCCTGGTCCCGAAAGGGGTCGAGGTCCGGCTGTCTCCACGAGCGAAGGAGGGTCGCACCTATTGGTGCAAGCAAATGCGCTGCGCATCGAAGGGTAACAAGGTGACCCTCACGCATCTGCACAAGATCCTCCCCGTCAAACCGATGGAGACCCGGCAGCGCGAAGACATCTATGCCCGCCAGCGCGGTGGTTGCCTGACCGTCCGTCAGCTCCGCCAGCTTCGCAGGATGGCGCGACGGAAGGGTGAACCTACCGGGCTGTACGAATGGCCGGTATAGACGATCGGTTCAGCTCGAAGGGGTTCCAACGTGGCCGGCACCGCGACGAGCGAATCAGTGAATGCAAGTATTGCCGCAGAGGCATATTCCAAAGCGAGGCCCGCGAATGGGTCCACGGCGAAGTGACAGGACTGGTTCATAGTGAGTGCATCCCCCGGTGAAAAGCGGACCGACGAGGCCATCGATTTCTGGAGTCGGGCGTTCCATGAGCATAATGCTCGGAGCGGCAATTGGTATCTCACTGGCCCCGATCGCATTTACGAGACTCCTTCGATGGTATGGGCACGTCGAATCCGCGCGACGACGCGCGTCGCTCGGGCGCTCACGGGCTCTGTCATCGGGTGGGGTTTCTTTGCTGCGACAATGGTCGCGGTCGCGTGGGGCATCGTCACGCTCATGACGGTGGCGGGTTTCCATGGGCAGTAAGAAACCCCGGAAGGGCCACGTGGGCGCGGCCGTCCCGCCGGCTCAGCAGACGATAGCCGAACAGCGAGGCGGCATCGGGCGGAAGGTCGCGGCGTCGGTCAAGCTGGGCGAGTTCATCAAGGCCGGCGGATGCCCGCACCGCATAAGCCGGTACGTTGAGAAGGACGGTAAATACGTCCAGGAAATGTTTGGCTGCCGGCTACACAAGGATCAGCACACCACGACCCGGCGGGGCGGCGAGGACCGGATCATCCACGAAGCGAAGGATGGCTATAAATGGACATGATGCAACAGTTCATCGCGGCGAATCCCTACGCGAAGGCGTGCGTCGAATCGATCCCCGACGTTCGCGACCCCGGTGCGCTGACCGACGCTGAGCACGCCACGGTCTATGCTCAGCTCGCGATGGCCTACGAGGTATGGAAGCAAACTGTCCTGATGAGGGGCAGCATTTAGTGACCGATATTAATGCGCAGCTCGCAGAGAACGCGCCGAGGAAGGTCATGGAGCAGCCATCCATCAAGGTCCCTCGACAGACGGTGGGGAAACTGACGCGGGATAAAGAGCGACTTGAACGAAAGGTCGCAATCCTCGATAGCAAGCTGGCCCGGCTCATGGATCTGTGCTATGACCTGAGCGATTCCGGGCTGAAGGTGGTAACCCTGGAGGCGGTTCTCCAGGTGATTAACTCCTAGGGTGCTCTTCGGCGAGGTACCCTAGGGGACAAGACGTCTCCCCCGCCCCCGTGGGGTCGAGGCGCGCGAGATACCCGTCAGTCTTTGTGCGGAGCTGGCGGGTATCTTGCTATATATGGCCAGCTCTCGATCCGGTTACCGCTACCGTGAAAACAGGCGCATCCTATTGGAGCGCTCCGATGTCTGCGCGATCTGTGGGCATGGCGGAGCGAAGACAGCCGACCACATCATCCCCGAGCGTCTATGGCCCCGCGACGCGGACGGCAAGCTGGAGCCCGGTTTCCACGACCTCGGCAATCTCCAGCCGGCTCACGGCACCGCCGGCAATGTCAACCTCAATCGTTGTCCAACCTGTGGCTTGCTTTGCAACCAGGTTAAGGGGCATGCTGTAGACATACCCGAACCTATACATGTACCGGAGCCGAGGTCGCGTGACTGGTGACTGGCGTAACGAGACATTCAAATATCGGCGTACAGAGTATCCATACGCCGGCTGTGTAGTGGTTGCGGTCGCATTTAGATCGCGCGATGATTGGCGGACGGCTACCGTTACCGGTGGCCCGAGAGCCGAGGAGACCGCGCGATGTCACCTGGAGAGGATTCTCCTAGGGAGATAGGACCCATCGAGACAGGCGTGCAGCTCGAAATCTACGAGCTGCGCAAGGCCAAGAAACAGGTCTCCGAGGTGCTGGTCGCCATGGCCCTGAAGATAGCGGAAGCCATGGATAGCGTCGACATCGGTCAGGTTACAGAGCTGGGCAAACTCAGCTCTGAGCTGCGGCAGATACGCGGTCAGCTCGCGGGTAAGGATTCCAGTGACGGATCAGATATCAAAGACCTTCTTCGGCTGCTCGGAACCCCTGTACGCAACGAAGCGGAGTCCTGAGCGAGCAACGGTAGGTCCGAATATCTCGACCGTTGCCACCGCACTACAGAAGCCTTTCATGCCATGGCAGAACTACGTCGTGGACGTGGCCGGCGAGGTCGACATCGAGACCGGTATCCCGTTCTATCACACGGTGATCATCGTGGTCATGCGACAGCAAGGCAAGACGGAGCTGTTGCTGCCAGTGATGGCGCATCGAGCTATGGGCTGGGATCGCTTCGGTCCGCAGACGATTCTCTACACCACGCAGACTGGCGCGAAGGCGCGCGAGAAATGGGAAGACATCCATATCAAGCGGCTGGAGCAATCGCCGTTCGCTTCGATGTTCACCACGCGACTGCGCATCAACCATGAGGCGATGATCTGGATTAATGGCTCGATGTGGAAGCCCGTCGCTGGCACAAAGAAGGCCGGCGGTACCGGTGACTCCATCGACTTCGGCGCCATCGACGAGGCGTGGTCCGCGGACAGCTCGCGTGAGCTGAGCATGCGGCCCGCCATGCTTACCCGGCCCTCGCGTCAGCTCTGGATTACCTCCATGGTGCCCGGCCTCGCGCGAGCGAAGACTACCGACTCTCAATATTTGCGCGACAAGATGATGGTCGGAAGGGAGATGGTCCGCAATGATGTACGGCAGGGCATCGCGTACTTTGAGTTCGGGGCACTACCGGAAGAAGACCCGACCGATCCACAGACTTGGCTCAGACGCATGCCGGCTCTGTGTCCTAGAGACCCACGAGAGCCGGTCTGCCGATGCGATCCGGCCGGCGTCTGGCGTCATACCATCACCGTGCAGTCGGTCCAGGGTGACTTCGATTCCATGTCGATTATCGACTTCTCGGCGGAGTACCTGAGCATCTGGCCGAAGGACAATCGACCGACCTGGACATTCATCAATGAGCAGACGTGGACCGACCTGAGGGACCAGCACTCGGAGCCGGCCAGCTCAGTTGTCCTCGGCGTCGACATGGACGAAGACCGTAATCGATGCTTCATCGCCGCCGCCGGCAAACGCATCGATCGAGACTGGCATCAGGAGATCGTCGAGCCGGGGCAGAACATCCCGGCCGACACCGCCGGCCTCGACTGGGTTGAGGATCGAGTCGTCGAAATATGTAGCAAGTGGGATGACATCCTCGCCGTGGTCATCGATCCGCGCGGCCCGGCCCAGTCGCTCATCCTGCCACTGACAAACAAGGGCATCGAAGTGATGACCCCCAACACGCTGGAGATCTCGGCGGCGTGCGCGCGGTGGACCGATGCCGTGGAGGGCAAGGGCGAGTCTCCGATCCGAGCCCGTCACCGTGACCAGCGCGTCCTGACGAACGCGGTAGCATATGCACGTAAGATCATCAGTCCGAAGAACCGGACGTTCGCGTGGGATCGCATCGGTGGAGAGATCTCCATAAGTCCGCTGTACGCGATGACCCTGGCCATGCTCGGATATGAGGCGAAAGTGGACGAAGACTATGACGTACTCGACTCCGTGTATGGACCGGAAGGTGCGTGTCCGGCCTGTGGCAAGTACCCTGAACAGGAGGGTATGCCCATAGTTCACTATGACGATTGCCGTATCGAGTATCCGAGGGAGGACACGGAGTGATCGATCTCCGCACAACCTCGGCTGCCCGGTGGCTCCAGAAGCGTATCGCGAACATCAAGGGACCTATCGTCCTCGATGGCCAGATCCCGCCGCGCATGTACGCGCAGCGCGTCGGTACGGTAAACGTCGATGGCAATACCGCACTCAAGAACTCAACCTTCTGGGCCTGCCTCCGGCTCCGAGCTGACCTCATCTCGACGTTCCCGCTCGATGTCTACCGCGACGATAAGGCGCTCGGCGGCCGCATCGATGTGACTGCACCTCAGGTCCTCAGGAACCCCGGCGGTATCGACTGGCCCTTGATCCACTGGCTGTGGGCAACCCAGTTTGATCTTGACCGCTACGGCAACGCATTCGGAATCATCAGTGCCCGGACGCCGAACAACCTACCGGCACAGATCGATCTCCAGGACGCCGCGCGAGCGCAAGTCATCCATAAGCAGGATGGCACATACGTCTATAAGTTCGGTAACTCTCACGTGGAATACGCGCCCGAGAATGTGTGGCACGAAAAGGCTTATCCTGTCGCCGGTCTGCACATCGGCCTCTCTCCGGTAATGCACGCAGCCTGGACGCTCGGCGAATCCATGTCAATGCAAGACTTCGCGCTCCAATGGTTCGGCAACGGCGGCATGCCGAAGGCTTCGCTCCAGCACACATCGAAGAAGATTGACGGCGAGGAAGCGCGCCGCATCAAGGATCGCTACATGGCCACAGTCAACCATGGCGATATCTTCGTCCACGGAATGGACTGGGTACTCAGTCCGATGCAAGCGGACAAGATGGGCACCATGTGGATCGAAGGCCGTCGCTACGACTCGGAGGAGATATGCCGTTACCTCGGCGTCCCAACGGACTTGGTCGATGCAACGGCAGGCGTCGGGAGCAATATCAAATACGCGAACATCACGCAGCAGCACATGAAATTCCTGGTGCTGAATCTGGGACCTGCCGTTGCTCGCCGCGAGATGGCATTGACAACGCTCACGGCTCAGCCGAGATACGTGAAGCTGAATACCGACGCCATCATGCGGATGGACCCGCTCCAGCGTGCCCAGTACATCACGGCTCTGCTGGCAGCGAAGCTGATCACTAACACCGAAGGTCGATCCCTCGATGACCGGCCCCCGCTCACGGCCGAGCAGGAGTCGGAGTTCACGCGGCTCTATGGTCCGCCGTCCGGTTTGCAGCCACCGCAGATGCAACAGCCCACGACCTCGGACGACACGAAGGCGTAGCATGTCAACTTATGGAGGTTTCGATGAGTGATGCGCGTAAGGCTGCGGCCGAGGAACGGCGCCGTTTCTACGAGGCGGCCGGCATCAAGTCTGGCGACAAGATCATCAGGACATCGAAGCTCGCCTTCGAACGTTCGGCGTCGATCCGCCCCGAGTGGGCGCAATACCGTGACGACTCCGCGGCCCCGCTCGGCGTGTCCCGTCGTGTTCCCGCTCCGGCCGAGATGCGCTCCGATACGGTCACGCAGAACGGTGAGGAAAAGGTGCATTTCAATGGCATCGCCTCGGTGACCGACACGCCCTATCGGATGTACGACTGGCTCGGCGAGTACGACGAGGTGATCACTCGCTCGGCGTTCGAGCAGGCCCTCGCCACGCAGCCCGATGTCGCGTACCTGATCAACCATGCTGGTATCTCGATGGCTCGCACGACCAGCGGATCGCTCATCCTGGGCATGACCCCAACCGGGCTCGGCATGGATGCGTACTGCAACCCGAAGCGGAGCGATGTTCACGATCTCCACCTCGCGGTGACGGACAAGGACATCACAGAGATGTCCTTCGCATTCATGCTGGACGAGGCGGAGTGGAGCGAGGACTTTGACACGTTCACCATTTCGCGTCTTTCGCTTGACCGTGGTGATGTCAGTGCAGTCACCTACGGTGCGAACCCGTATACGTCGATCAATGCTCGTCAGGCTGAGATCTTCAAGGCAATTGATCGCATGCCGCTGGGTGCCGCTCGTGAAGCTGCGCGCCGCATCCAGGTCCGCGCTGACGTGGAGCGAGTCGAGCGTCAGGTCAAGGCATTCGAGCTGACAAGCCGGTCGGCACAGAACGATAGTTGCGGACCCGTCGATAAGGGCCGTAGTGTTGATGTCATCGAAGCGCTCCTCTACGTCGAGGAGAGCTAACCGATCTCGCTGACCAGGCGCCAGTCATAGCGAAGGTCAGGCCGTGAGCACCTACGCCGGCAGTCAGACCGGTAAGTGTGTGAACGCATGAGGTGACCCCTTTCCGTTCCACACACCGAAGGATGTGACATGGCTACCATCGAAGAGCTTCTCCTCTCCATTGACGTGGAGTTGGAGCAGGCCAAGAAGATGCGCGAGCGATGCCTCACCGAGGTCCGAACCATGGTGGCGAAGGCCAAGCACGACGGCCGATCGAACTTCACCGAGGATGAGGACAAGGACACCGAGGCCGCATTCGCGCGTGTCAAGCAGCTCGATACCGACATCGCTGGAATCGAGCGCAAGCGCCAGATCGCGCTGAAGACCAAGGAACACGAGGACCTGATCAAGGCCGATCAGGACAAGCGCGATCCGAAGTCCGCCGTCGCCCTGCCGCGCCCGGCCTACGATCAGGTCGCTCGCGTCGGTCAGGAACCGCGCACCTACACGCGGGAGAACGACCGCAAGGGTGCCGAGTTCGTGCGCGACGTGACCCGGCAGTTCCTTTTCCGTGACCCGGAATCGGAATCCCGCCTGGCCCGGCACATGCAGGAGGAACGTGTCGAGCGCGCGAAGTACCTCACCCGTGCTGCGGGTACTGGTGCATTCGCCGGTCTGACTGTGCCTCAGTACCTCACCGACATGTACGCCCCGGCGGTCAGCTCCATGCGTCCGTTCGCCGATGCGTGCAACCACCACGACCTGCCGGCATCCGGCATGACGGTCAACATCTCGCGAATCACGACCGCGACCTCCGCTGCCCTTCAGGCGTCGGAAAACACGGGCGTCTCGGAGACGAACATCGATGACACGCTGCTGACTGAGAACATCCAGACGGCCGCCGGTCAGCAGACCCTTTCGCGCCAGGCCATCGAGCGTGGTACCGGTGTCGAAGAGGTCGTGATGGATGACCTGTTCCGTCGCTACGCGGCGGTGCTGGACAACACGCTGCTTTCGCAGGCCACCACCGGCCTGGTCGCGGTCGCCACGTCGCAGGCATACACCGATGCCTCTCCGACCGGCGTCAAGACCTACGCGAAGATCATCGGCGCGCAGTCCACTGTGGAGACGAACCTGTTGGGCTTCGCTCAGCCGGACCTCGCCATCATGCACCCCCGCCGTTGGTACGCTCTGCTGTCTTCGATGTCGGCCAACTTCCCGCTGTTCAACTCGAACCCGGCTGGCCCGGACGGACAGCAGGTCGGCGTCAACGCGGCTCAGAACTACGGAACCCCGTTCCGTGGCACGCTTCCGAACGGCATGCATGTTGTGGTGGACTCGAACGTTTCGATCCTCTGCAACGGCACCGCGACGACCGGCGGTACTCAGGACCAGATCTACGTGACCTCGGCCCAGGAGTGCCACCTGTGGGAGGACCCGGCCGCGCCGGTATTCCTCCGCGCAGAACAGCCGGCGGCTGCGTCTCTCGGCGTGCTGCTCGTCCTGTACGGCTACTTCGCGTACAGCTTCCGTCGCTACACCGGCTCCGTCGTGCAGATCTACGACACCGGTCTGGCAGCGCCGACGTTCCTCGGCGCGTAACAGCGATCCTGAGCGGGCAGCCACTACTCCGGCTGCCCGCTCAGGCGTCTCTATACCTGTATGCTGATATAAGTCGATTGGAGGAACCGTGGCTGCGATCCAGACCCTCGGCGCCGGCATGGGCGTGAACCTCAGCAACGCTCAGGTGAACCCCGCTGGTGCATCTACCAACGTCTGTGACCGTCAGGTCGTCGGTATCCACCCCGCCGTGCTGGTCGTACAGAACACGGGTGGATCGACTCCTACCGTTACCATCACCCCACAGATCTCCGTCGATAACGTGATCTGGCAGAACTGCGGCCTCGTCGACCCGGCCACCCCGACCACATTCGCCGCCACGCTCGTGGTCACTACGACCGGCTCCATCATTCGTCTCATCACTGCCGATCTCGTCTGGCGGTACTTCCGCCTGAACTATTCGGCGAACACGAATGAGACCGTGACGGCCGACATCTACCCGGTGTAAGAGAGGGATCGAAATGAGTGAGCAGAAGGAACGCGGCGACGTTATCCAGGCTCTCAACGAGCTGGTGGAGTCGACTCGACTGGGCAGCGACCATGGCGTCCGTGCCGCAAACAAGCGGCTCGATGCCATGAACGTCTCCCAGAAGACGCGAGCTGCCGCGCTGCGAGCCGATGCCCTCGGAGACCCGGAGCCGGCCGAACCGGACCAGGACCCGGACCAGGACGTTCGCGTCATCGAGGAATCGAGGCCGGTCACCGTGGTCAAGGAACTCCCGGCCGAGCGCAAGGCACCTGGCCCGTCCGCGAAGGCGTAAGCCGTGAGCCTTATACGCATTCAGATGAATGCGCAGACGACCCTGTCGCATACGTTCTACGTCGATGAGGTAGCGACGGATGCGACGGGCAACGTCACCTATACGGTGAAGCGTCTCGATGGCACGCTGATCGTTACGGGCACCGCGACTCATGGCACGACAGGCGTGTACTCATTCACGCTCGCGCCCGTCACCTCGCTCGATACGTACGTGGTTACCTGGACTTGTACCCTGGCCGGCGGCGCAGTGGCACCGTTCGATTACCTGGAGATTGTCGGCGGCACCATTTTCTCGCTGGCCCAACTTCGCAACGCCAAGCCGGCCCTCTCTGTCTCGTCGTACTCCACTGCCGACCTGATCGCGGCGAGGCTAGAGACCGAGGTCGAGGCGGAGCGCATTCTCGGGCGAGCGCTGTTCCCGAAGTTCGGCCGCTACGCGCTGGACGGCAACAACGATTCCGAGCTGTTGCTGCCCATTGCCTATACGCGCGTACTTCGATCTGTCACGATCATCCAGAATGGCGTGGTCACGGTCTCGGTTCCAAACATCTCGGCCAACTCGAATATCTGGCTATCCGCATCGGGCGTTGTCCAGTGGTGGGGCGGCTGGTTCCCGTACGGTCGACAGAACATCATATTCGAGCTGGAGCATGGCATGGATTTCTGCCCGCCCACCATCTCGTCTGTCGCCATCATCCGAGCCCGTACCCTCATCGGTCAGACCGACACGAGCGTGCCCTATCGGGCCATCAGCTACAGCGTCCACGACGGCGGCACGTACCGGCTCAGCACGCCCTCGTGTGAGCTGGTCGGTATCCCGACAGTGGATGCCGTCTATCAGCGCGAGGCGACAACCTCCACGGGTTTCGCGTAGGCTGCCGGCATGGCATTCACACAGACAGAAGCAACGCTGTCCCGCGACGCCGAGGGCAGGCTCATCGCAACCATCGAGGCATCTACCTTTGAGGTAGGCTGGGTAGTGACAGAACCGGATGGCACCGTGGTTCAGTGCGGACCCAAGATCGAGCTGGAGATGGTTTCCCAGTTCGGCGATCCAGTGGAGGGAACCGATGGCGGCGATTGAGCAGGCGATGGTGTCGAAGATTCTCAATTCGACCACCTCTGCTACCGCATTCACCACGCTGACTACCGGATTTAAGGTCCGACTCAACACCACGGCATCGACCGCTTCGGCTGCCGGCACCGAGGTTCCCTCGGGCGGTGGGTACACAACCGGTGGCCAGACATCGACCGCGCCATTCGCGACCACGAGTGCGGCGGGCTCGGCAGTCACGATCCCGCACACCGCGATCCTGACATGGACGAACTCCTCTGGCTCGAACTGGGGCCTGGTCAGCATTGACCTCACCGATGGTGCTGGCGTCCGCACGTGGTTCGGCAACATCAATGGCCAGCCGGTGAACGTGGCCAACGGCAACACATTCCAGTTCGCGCTGGACTCCATTTCCATCAGCCTGACGTAAGGGGTAGCGATGTCCGTCAAGATCGTTACTCCTATGCAGCCGATCCATGCACTAGATGGGCTTGGCTTTAACACGTTCACCACGTTTGCGAACATCTCGCCAAGCGGTCAGCTCGTCATCCCCCAGGCTACATTCGAGGTCGGGCTGGATATCGAGGTAATCGCGCATGGCGAATACTCGACGACCGGTACTCCCACCCTGACTCTCGGTGTCTGGATCAACGGCGGCGAAAGCAATACTGCTACTACGCCAACGGCTCCGACAAGCATTCTTGCCCAGACCCCAACTTTTACCACGGGGTCAGGCGTTGCTAGCGTCCCGTGGGCGTTGATGTATTTCGGTCGGGTTCGCGCAATCCAGCCCGACAACGCCGCGACAATCAACGGACAGGGATTCGGGAAATTTACGACAGGGTTGACGGTTGCAATGACTGACCTCCCAATGCCCACGACGTTGGCTGCGCGGACCGTTACATTCGACTGCTCGGCAGCCCGAGCGATTGGCGTTGGCGCAGCGTGGGGCACAAGCTCCGCGTCTAACGTTGTGAAGACGAACTATCTCTCTGTTCGACTGATCACTGGCTACTAAGCGAGGGTGCCTAAATGGGCAACCTCGCCAGATACGACTTCACTCAGGCAAATGTAAGCCCGCTGCCTAATCCGCCATGGACTGGCTTTGTCGGCACAATGCAAATCCTGAGCAACCAGGCCGCGCCGACCGCTGTCGGTTCCGATGCTGGTTCTTACTACAACGCACGCGGTGGGTCTTCTCTGACGACCTGGCCCGCCGACCAGTACGTCCAGGGGTTCATGTTCTGTACGGGTGGCACGGCAGGCAGCGGCGTCGGTCCTTGCCTCATTCTCCGTAACAACACATCCACCACGTATTACCGTCTTTCGATCAACGCTGCGGCGGGCAATAACATCCAGCTACAGAGATTCGTAGCTGGCGTATTCACCGATATCTGGGACAGGGCTGCAACCTTTGTCCAGGGCGCGCTTCTTCGTATGGAGATTTACGGCTCAACCATTCGCGTGTTCTATAACGGTTCGCAGGTCGGTGCCGATACTGTAGACACGTCCATTGCAACGGGTATCCCCGGTATTGGTTATTCCGGTGGCAGCGGTGTCTCCTCTCCCGGCATAACATTCTGGGAAGCCGGCGCCATTCTCGACCCAGAACAACCTAGGCCACACTTTCCACCCATCGTTTTGCGTGAGCTGCTTACGCAAAGGGCAACGGTCCTAACAACCGACGTTCCTGCCACTGGCGCTCAGACATTCAATGGCACAGTGGGTATGGTAGGCATTGGCGCACTGGCGGATGCGCCCTGTACATTGCTCGCACCATCAGATCCAGCGAGCTTTACTGGTGCTGGCGTCGTCGGTCCTAATGCGACACTCGCCTCGTCCGTTGCTGCCAACGGTGGCGGCGTAGTCACGCAGCCGGCCGTAATTCAGCAAGCGCCCGTAACCCCGGCTGGTGCCGGCGCGGTCAGCAATGCTGCGACGCAGGGTGCGATCGATAACCTCGCCGGTGCTGGTGCAGTGAGCAACGTCGCTATGCAAATAGAGACCGCAGTCACTAGCCTTACCGGTGCTGGTGTCGTCACGAACGCGGCGAGGGAACTAGCGCCAGTCACCATCACTGGAGCCGGAACGCTGACCGACGCCGCGACGCAGGGCGCGACGGATTCGATGACCGGTGCCGGCGTACTGACGAATGGAAATATCATTCTTCAGGCACCGACCAGCCCGACCGGTGCCGGCACACTCACGGCATTGGCCACGCAGCTCGCGATCGTGAATATCGCTGGCGCTGGATCAGTCACGGCACTGGCTACGCAGCTCGCCATCGTGACAATGGTCGGTACTGGCGTACTGAACGCGAGCGCGGGCGGCTCAGCCAACCTCGGCGGCGCCGGCACGATGAGTGCTGTCGCGACAGAAAGCGTCATCGCCACATTGACCGGTGCCGGTGCGCTGGCGAGCCCGTCCGCATTGCAGGGCGCGAATGTCGCACCGACCGGTTCGGGTGTCCTGGCCGATCTGGCAACGCAGGGTGCCATCGTTACAGTTAACGGTGTCGGTATGCTGTCAGCCACCGGCAGTGTTGCCGGGGTGATCACCGTTATCCCGGTCGCCATCGACGGATCGACGATTAACTTCGGAGACCCTGAGGGCAGCTCTGCGCGCTCAGGCAACCCCGGGGGTAGTTCGTATCAGGCTGCCGATCCCGAGGGCGGCAGCGTTGGACTGGGCGGGGCGGGCGGCACCACACAGACAAGCGGTAACCCGAGCTAGGAGAGACGATGACCGTAGTGATCGATGTCAAGAAATCGCTGTTCGATCGGTTCGCATTCGAGCAGCAGATCGGCAACCTCGCGAACATCGATCTCGGCTACTTCAGCCCGCCGGCACTGACTCACGGAATGTGCATCTACGGCGGAGCGACGAGGTTCACCGACAACGACGCCACAGCCGAGACCGGCGTCCTGATTCAGGAACAGGCATTCGTCACTATCTACATCAAGGTGGTTGGTCGAGACTCCGAGAAGGACATGGCCACCACGGACGGCATCATGCAATCGATCGCTCAGGATATCCGGTCGATCATGAAGGCTAACCCATCCCTCGGCACCGCAACGTATCTCGGCGTCACCCGAGGATTGACCGACCACGCATACACCGACGACGAATCCATAAGCATCATGACGATGGAAATCCTCGCCAACGTGTACCACAGCTACTAGGAGTTTCGATGGCCGACGACTTCCAGTTCAACCAGTCAGGGTTTCAGGAATTGATGCGTAGCCCTGAAATGCGACAGGTGTTGCTCGATGCCGTGGCCCCGCATATCGCACTGGCGCAACAGCTTGCGCCCAAACGAACCGGCCTCGGCGCCGCATCGATCCACAGCGAGCCCGTGCTCACCGACACCGGCTGGGAGGATGACGTGAGCTGGACGCGCGAGCGCTACTACATGTATTTCCAGGAAAAGGGAACTCGCTATATGCGCCCGCATAGCTTCCTCGTCCCCGCGTTCGAGATATAGGCTGCGGTCATGGGAGATACCGACAGCGACCCGCGAGTCCACGTACTCGACACGGCGAAGTCTCACGTCACGAAGGATCGGGCCAGTGCCTACGGCCAGCCGGAGAACAACTTCCGTGAAATTGCCGATCTCTGGAATGCCTACGGCGTATCCAAGGACGGCAAACCGATCAAGTCCCACGACGTGGCAGCCATGATGATCTTGATGAAGATGGCTCGGCTACGCCACAACCCGACCCACGTCGACTCATGGGTGGACACTGCTGGATACGCTGCCTGCGGATACCATACGACTGTGGCATAGTTGTATTGACACGTTGAAACCCCTGGAGGTTCACCGATGGCTACGCTCACCGCGACGATCGCCGCGAACGTTGGGGCGAACACGACCGGTTCCACCGCCGGGCAGGACATCACCGCGACCGGCGCGACTCCGACGACCGGCACCGGTGACCTGTACCCGATCAATCTCGGCACCGGCACGCTCATCATCATCACCACGGCCGGCACGAGCTGTACGTTCACCGTGGACTCCATCCTCCTGTCGAGCTACGGCACCGACCAGGACCTCACCATCACCTGCCCGGCGACCGGCGTGGTCATCGTCTGCCTCGATGTCGACGGATATCGTCGCTTCGATCAGGGCGGCGGCAACGCTGGCTTCGCGAAGCTGACGCCTTCAGCGAACACCAACGTCAAGGTCTACGCTGTAATCGTCAACTAATCTCGATATCTGAGGAGATCGAAGTGGTGCAGCCGCAGCTTCCCGCGCAGGGCGCAGTCCGGGGTCACGACACGCCCGAGGCTCTGGAGCGATACAACCGCGAACAGCTCTGGGAGTATCAGCAGTGGATCGCGGCCGACAACATCCATACTCCCGGTGGAACTCTCGCGTTCCCACAGGGATACCCGGTGCCGGTGTCCACAGTGGAGCGGCTGGGCTGGGACAAGGACGGCACCGTAGTGCGTCCGCCGTACTACGAGGAAGTCAAGGCCATCCATGAGGATGCCCCGGCTCCCCCGCCCGTCACGCCGGCAACGCCGGTCGTCAATGTCGAGCCGGAACCGGCCGAGGATGGAGAGAGTGAGTAATGCCCACTACCGCAACCCCGGTCGTGTTGACCGACCCCGGCTATCTCTTCTGGGCGCCGCTACTGTCGGCTGAGCCTGCGAACACCGTCTCGGGTTCGAAGTTCACTGACGCCTGGCCCGGTGCCTGGCTCTCTCTCGGCGCGACGGAGTCCGGTTCGGACTTCACGTACGAGACGAAGCTGGCGGCCGTGTCGGTAGCGGAGTTCTTCGATCCGATCAAGTGGGCCACCACGGACCGACAGGGATCGTTCGCCTTCGCTCTCGCGAACTACACGCTGACCAACTGGAGCCGCGCCCTCAACGGTGGCACGCTCTCCGTCGTCTCCGGCTCGGGCGCTACGCAGCTCAACAGCTACGTGCCCCCGACCCCCGGCTCGGAAGTCCGAGCCATGCTCGGGTGGGAATCCCTCGATGGGACCATGCGCATCATCGTGTACCAGGGCGTCCAGGGTGGGTCGATTAAGACCTCGTTCGACAAGGCCCCGAAGTACGCGGCGATTCCCTGCCAGTTCAACTTCGAGATCCCGGCGTCCGGGTTCCCGTTCAAGTTCTACACCGCTGGCACCTCTCGCGCGTAAGCGTGATCCGTGTAAGCTAATGAATGCCCGGCCTGCCGGTTACACGGGCCGGGCATTCGTCTACATGGAGAGGGAGACATGGCTAAGAATCTGGGCGACTTCGGTGTGGCGCACGACGACATGGAGGAGCTGACCTTCGGCTACTTCGGCAAAACGATCCGCGTCAACCCCCAGTCCGGCGAACTCGTGTACCTCGATTTCATGGCGAAGGCTATGGAGATCGACGAGGAGAACGAATCCGAGGGCGTCAAGATCACGATGGACTTCCTGAAACAGCAGATCCACGATGAGGACTGGTCCGATTTCTGGAAGCTGGCCAAGGAAAATCGACAGACGTTGAACGACCTCATGACCCTTTCGAAGGTCATCGTGGAGGCAACGGCTGCTTTCCCTACAACGCCGTCACCCGACTCTGCATCTACGCTGCCCGCAACCAACAAGAAATCGAAGGCCGTCTCCTCCTCGCGGGGCAACCACCGCGCCATCGAGAGCGCAGAGCTGCCAGTCGAGGACGCAGCATATGCCGCGTTGGAGGGTCGCCCGGACCTTCAGCGGGCCGTACAGCAGGCGAGCGAGGCGGCGCACTAGGAACGCTGAGCCTCCACCAGCTCTGCGCATTCGTCTATGTGGTCCTGCTCGACGACGCGAAGGAACAGCATCGCATGGGGTGGATGGCTGCGGTACACGCTAGGCTAGCAGGAGATGAGAACATAGAGATACCTGACTTGATGGAGGAACGCCTCGCCTGGGAAGACTGGCTGATGTCCGAGCTGCCGAAGGTAAAGCCCGACACGGAGCAGGATGTCGTTTACGCCGCTCTATTCAAGGGGAAGCAACGCCGCCAACGATCAGAGGGCACAGCGGCCGAACGGTACGAGGCAAGGCAGGCGGCAGGAGGGATGTAAATGTCGACACTGGCCGACGCTTACATCCGCGTACGTCCCGACGCCACGGGATTCGAGACCGACCTCGCAGCTAAGATGCGGGCCGCCGGCCTCCGAGGTGGCGAGGCGGCGGGGAGCGCGGCAGGTGAGGCTATCAATGCCCGCCTCCGCGCCCTCAATCTGCCGGAGATTAACCTGAGGGCCAGCCCCACCGAGGCGCTTATCGAGATCGATCGGGTCAAGGCCAAGCTGGAAGAGATCGCCCGGTCATCCCCCACTGCTTCGCTGCGTGTCGATGCCAGGGAAGGCATCGCGCAGATGGAGCTGTTCAAGGAAAAGCTGAAGCTCGAAGCCGGCATCGCTGGCGAAGAAGCGGGACATGAAGCGGGCGACCGGTTCGGCTCGGGCTTTCGACAGAGCAGCATATTTAGCACTGTCGCTGGAGTGCTCGCATCGAAGTTCGCCCTCATTGGTGGGGCAGCCGCAGCCGCAGCTCCGGCCGTCGTTAACCTCGGTGCATCCCTGGCGCCACTGATCGGCAGTGCTGTCGCCCTTCCCTCTCTGCTGACCGGCGGCGCCGCAGCTCTGGGCGTATTCAAGCTGGCCACTTCCGGCGTTGGCTCAGCAATTCACGATTTCCTTTCGGGGAACATGAAGGCATTTGCTACCGACATGGCTGCACTTCCGCCTTCGGCTCAGAACGCTGTGGGTGCTCTGCTCAGTTTCCAGGGCGCATTCAAGGGTTTGCGTGAAGCTGTCGCTGGTAACTTCTGGGGTCCGGTAATCGCGCAATTCGATGGCTTGGCGCACAACATCTTCCCGGTGCTGAATAACCAGCTCCCGCAGATCGCTCACGCGATGGGGGGATTTGCCGCGGAGATCCTTCACGCCGCATCGTCGGCATCCTTCGTTCGCGGGTTGAATGACACGCTGCACGCCACAGCCCAGGCTATCGGCGTATTGACCCCTGCCGCTGGCGCGGTCACCGATGCGTTTGGTCGCCTGCTGCACGCTGGCGCTCCGGCTCTCGTGACGCTGGCCGGCTATATCAATGAGATGGCGCAAGCGTTCGACCGGTTCATTCAGAAGGCCGAAGCGACGGGCAAGCTCCAGGAATGGCTACAGAAAGCCATCAATACCGGACTCGTGCTGTGGCAGATTATCAAGAACCTGGCCATCATCATAGGCGAGTTCTTCCATGCGTCGAGCGCGGACGGCACCAACCTACTGTCGACCATCGAGCAGCTTACGCAGAAGTTCCGCGTGTTCCTTCAGAGTCCGCAAGGCCAGAAGGATCTGGAGAACCTATTCCACTTCCTAAATGAGACCGGCAAGTCTATCGTCGATGCGTTGATCCCCACGCTCCAGCGGCTTAAGGATTCCATCGCGATCCTCGGGCCTCAGGTGCTCACACTGCTGCCCACATTCGCGGAGTTCCTTGACGCGCTCTCTCCCATTCTCGCCATCTTCACGGGAATGGCAGCAACCATCCTCACGGCGGTCAACCCTGCACTTGAGGCCGTGGCCGGCTGGCTGAAGACCAACAAGCCCGTCACCGAGGCATTGACCATCGCTGTAGCCGGGCTGTGGACGGCATGGAAGCTGGGCAGCGTAATCAGCACCGTCACCACATTCCTGTCTGGCGCTATTACCGGCCTGAAGGGCGTAACGGTCGCGACCGACGCCGACACCGTAGCGAAGAAATCCAACTCTGCTGCCCTTGGTCTTAATGCGGCTGCCACTAAGGCGTGGGCAGCGGCTACTGCGGTAGGCCGAGGAATCCAGGCCGCGTGGACGGCGATCACTAACGGGTCGGCGCTCGCTCAGGCACGGCTGACGCTTCAGTTGGTCCTACAGAAAGTCGCGATGATTGCGAGTGCCGTAGCAATGGCCGTCGTTAGGGCCGCCGTCCTTGCGTGGACCGCAGCGCAATGGGCACTAAACGCGGCTATGGATGCTAACCCGATTGGCATTATTATTCTGGCGATTGTCGCGCTTATAGGAATCGTCATATCCGCCATTAAGTACCACAGAGACCTGGCTCAATGGGCTCGCGATGCCTGGCACGGAATCCAGGACGCAGCGGGGGCCGTCGCCAACTTCTTCGTCGGGGTAATCTGGCCGGCAATCCGTGGGGCGATCACGGCGGTCGGTGCAGTATTCCAATGGCTGTACGTCAACGTCGTCCTTCCGGTTTGGCAAGGCATACAGTCGGTCATTAACGCCGTAGTCGGCTGGATCATCTCGACTTTCAATGGAGCGTTGCACGCCACGATCGCAGCGCTCGGAGCTGTCTGGCAATGGCTGTGGGTCAATATCGTCAATCCCGTGTGGCAGGGAATCCAGAACATCATCAGTGCGGTGGTCGGGTTCCTGGTCGGACTGTTCGACGCCGTACTCGGGGGGGCCATTCGCCTGCTCGGCTCCGTCTGGCAGTGGCTCTATTTCAATATCGTCAATCCCGTGTGGCAGGCTATCCAGTCGATTATCAACTCTGTCGGCCATTTCCTCATGGATCTATGGAACGGCATGGAGGACGCGATCCGTGTCCTCGGCTCGGTGTTCCAGTGGCTCTATTCGAACGTCGTGGTTCCCGTCTGGAATGCCATTAAGGATGCGATCAATACGGTATGGCAGTGGGTCAATACCAACGTGTTCGGTCCGCTCTACCACACGGTGCATGACGTTATCCCCGAGGCGTTCAACGCTGCCGTCGAGGCGATCCGCATTGCGTGGGACAAGATCAAGGAGTTCTGTCGCGCGCCTGTCGCATTCGTTGTCAACACCGTGTATATGCAAGGCATCCGGCCGGCATGGAACTTCATCGCTAGCAAGGTAAACCTTCCCCCGCTCCCGGAAATGCACTTCGCTAGCGGTGGTTTCGTCAGTGGACCCGGCGGACCCACCAGCGACTCTATTCCGGCTCGGCTGTCTAACGGCGAGTTCGTCATCAATGCCGCAGCCACGAAGAAATACCTCAGCGTGCTTGAGGCAATCAACACCGGAAATATCGAGCATGGCAACACCGGCATTCCCTATGAGCACCAGGGATTCTGTGCTGGCGGACTGTGCGAAGATCCCGGATCTGCACTGAAGAAGAAGAACAAGTGGGATGCACAGATGTACGCGCTCGGTGGGCTCGTGCAGTCCTTCGCCGATGGCGGCCTAGTTCTTTCCATTCAGCAGTGGCTATATCAGCAGAAAGACAAGCCGTACGTTATGGGCGCAGCCGGCCCCGGAGCCTACGACTGTTCTGGCCTGGTCGGTGCGGTGTGGAAGATGGCGCACGGTCTGTCGCCGTACGGTCGCGTCTTCGATACATCGAATGAAGGTGCATTCTTCCAGCCCGGATGGGGTGGCGAGAACGACCTTAACGTTGGCTGGCAGGGTGGCTCGGGCGCTGATGGCCACACGGCAGGCGCGATCGGTGGCCTGTACTTCGAAGCGACCCCGCCGCACGTCCTTATCGGCAATGTCAATATGTCACCGGGTAAGTTCACGAACCACGGCCACATCCCGGTCGGCGGCGGCGGGGCATTCCAGGACCAGGGCGGCGGCGGATTCTGTTTCCCGAACCCGGCCCGCGTTGCCTTCGATGCTCTGTGGGACCACACCATCGGCGGCCCCGTAAAGGGATGGCTGAACAACGAGCTGAAGGGTGACACCGGTTTCAAGCCCGAAGCTCGCGGTGTTACCAACACGCTGATCGACAAGATTAAGTCGTTCATCGATTCGAAGCTGCCTGATATCTGTATCGCTGGTGGAGCTGCCGGCAATGATGGCAACCTCGCCGACAAGCAGGTAGAGAAGATCGCCTATCAGACAGCGCTGGCGATGGGCGCGGACGCTCGCGTCATGCTGGCACTCTTCGAGGCAGGCTTCGTCGAATCTGGATTCCGCAATCTCCAGACCGCGACTGACCACGACTCGCTTGGCTTCCTTCAGCAACGACCTTCGGCCGGCTGGCCTAGCCCATTGAACGTGGCCACAGCGACGCACTCCTTCGTCTCCCGCGCCATGGCGGCGGAGCATAGCGTGGGAGGTTCGGCCGGTGCCCTCGCTCAGGCCGTCCAGGTCTCCGCGTTCCCCGCTCGCTACGACCAGGAGCAGGCGGTAGCGCTCGCTGCCCTGGCCCAGCTCGGCCAGACGGCGGCGTTCGCCAATGGCGGACTCGTGAATGCGAATCTGTATGACAGTGGTGGTCTACTGCCTCCGGGCCTCACCATGGCACTGAACAAGACCGGTCGCCACGAGACGGTCACCACGGCCGATACGATGGACGATGTCATCGAGGTTCTTAAGGACATCCTTGACAAGCTGGGCGAGGTTGGCCACGACACAGCGCGGGCCATGGGCGGAGGAATCACTACGGCATCGAGGAAGCGGCGGTAATGGCGACCCTGACACTGACTAAGGTCTTCGTCAATCTATTGGCGACCGGTGCCTCTGTGTCTGCGCAGTCTGGCCAGGGCCGCGAACAGGACTACGGTATGGCCGGTCAGGTTCGCACCTACGGCGGCGGCCGTCAGCGAGCTGTATCGACATTTGGTGAGACGACCGACTACGCATTCATGCTGCGCAACGTCCCGCCGGCTGATCTCGCGACCCTCCGCCTATGGAAGGGTGAGACCGTCGTAGTCCGAAACCACAAGGGCGAGAAATACTATGGCACCTATTTCGAGCTGAAGGCCGTCGAATACATGGCGGATAACTTCTTCGATGTGACCATCGCTCTCAAGGGCGTCACGGCAACGGACGTTGTCTAATGCAGAACCCGACCGATTATCCTCGCCAAGACCTGACCACGGCTCAGGTTGTCCAGGTCATCCAGAACTCCGCATCCATCCAGATAGATAAAGGGATGGAACTCCTCGACCAGAATTTGAATGTACTCGATGACATCTCTGATTCGTTCGGGAGCGGATCGACAGTTACGCGGGACAGTTACGCCATCCTCCACGCATCGGGAACGTTCAATATCTCTCGCGATCTACACTGGGGTGAGGCAATCGTCCGCCCCTACACTGTGCTGACCGATGGCATCATCACAGCGAAGTTCTATATGGGCGCCTATTACGTCTCGGTTCCGCAGCGTGACTTCAGCACCGACCCGCCCGTCTATGCCGTGTCGGGATTCGACATCCTGAATGGCCTCGACGATCCGGTGGGCGACGCCGTATCCGTGCCGGCGGGCCAGCTCTACACAGACGCCATCGAGGGAATCCTCATCGCTCGTGGCTACACGCAATACAGCATCGACCGGACCAACACGGCAACCCTGCCGGCCGACAAGGTGTGGGCATTCGACCAGCAATTGACGTGGCTGACCGTCGTCAACGATCTGTGCGCAGCTATCGGCTATCAGGGCATCTTTTCCGACTGGTGGGGGGTGCTGCGCGTCCAGCAATACATCACCCCGATTCAGCGCTCGCCCGAATGGGTCTACAATCAGGACCCGTCGACATCCATGCTCTCGCCTAAGCGGGACCTCCTATTCGATTTCTTCGCCTCACCGAATAAGTGGGTATTCTACCTGAACTCGAATACTAACGGTGCCGCTCCGATGGAGGGTGCCGGCATGTACACGTTCGTCAATCAGTCCGATGGACCGACGAGCGTCGATGAGCGTGCCGGCCGTGTGATCACAAAGGTGTTGGGGGTCGACGCTGCCGATCAGCCTAGCCTTGTCAACCTAGCTCAGGTCACTATCGATGCCGATAAGTCGGTCGCGAGGGTATACCAGAATGCCACAAGCCCTAACCCGCTACATTGGCATTTCGATCGCATCGTGCTTAGCGACAACGCTGTCGGTACCTGGATCGATGCTCAGGCTACGAAGTGGACGTACGATTTCGACGGTGCTGACATGACGCACGAATGGCGGTTCCTGTAATGGCGTACAATGACGAGATTATCGCCATGGTGGATCAGCGTATTGATTCACGGATTAGGGCAAGTCATGCCGTAGGTTCATGCATGAACGACAGCTCTGACTCCGGCGTCATGGTCATCTTCGATGGATCTTCGCAGGCTATCCCGTGCAAGGTGGCCGGCGGCATGGCAGTACAGGCCAATGACCGCGTGCTGCTCACTCGGTTCGGTTCCGACTGGGTAGTCACGAACGATTATGACACGCCGCTGCGTAATACGATCGCGAGCTTCCTCGGCGCTCCGGTTGCCGGTACCACCACGTCAGGCACATACGTCGATTTCCCTGGCCCAATCACGTTCACCTATGAGAAGCACTACTCTGCCAGCAACCTGTTCTTCAACATTGCGCTTAGCAATTACGTAACGGTCAATACGACCACCTTCGCGATTGGCGTCCTGCTCGGCGACGGCTCCGGCACGGTCGACCTCGTACGTAACTTCTTCAATGTCGCTAACCAGCACATGATGTGGACCTCGGTCCGGTCCGTGGCAGCTCAGCCGGTCGCCGGAACCTACACGGCCAAGCTGCAATGGGCCAGGACATCGGGAACCGGAGTGCTCACGGTAGACTCAAACGACTGGATCAGCTTCTATATGGAGGAAATCCTCTAATGGCCACGATCTCTGCCTCGACACTGACGGACGGGGTATTCCAGTACCCGACTTATGCCCGTATGGACATCTCTGTCGATGGAGCGCAGGCCGGGAACCTGTACATAGTCGTACCATTCGCCAGCAACGTGTGGACTTTGTACGGCAGCTCCGACCACGGCAACACATGGAGCAGCATCGCTTCGTTCACTCGGGCCAACATCGTGGTCATGGGCAGCCTGTTCATCGATCATCAGAACTATGCGCACATCGTCTACCGCACCAATGAATC